ACTGAAGAGGAAGTAATTGATGAAGAAAACACAGAAGAAGAGTCTACTGAAGAAGCCAATGAAGAAGCTACTGAAGAAGAATCAAGTGAGAAAGAATCAAGCGATGAAGAGAGCAATGAAGAAGTTACTGAAGAAAACAGTACTGAATCAAAACCCGTTGTAAAGAAGAAAATTAAAAAACTAACAAAAGCACAAAAAGAAAAAGCAAAAAAAGAAAAGATGAGAAAAATTATCAAAGAGAAACTATCTAGATTAGCAAATGTTATGGGAGAAGCAGTATCATTGCAAGAACAGAAAGCTCTGCAAGCACAGATTACAGCATTAATTAACTATGTACCAGGATTTAATGCATACGGACAATTAGCAATACCTGGACGAGAGTTTTATGAACCAGAAGAGTTTTATAAAGATAAAAAGGTACCAGAGAATCAACGTGGGCTAAGAAATGGATTAGCAAGTGAATTAAAATGGAATGACATGGTAGATCAACAATATGAGGGAATGGAATAATGGTTACGTTTATTTGCGGAATAGCAATATCAATGCATATGGGGCTTGTAGATGATTACAATTATAAATCTATACACCCATATTGTAATGTAAAAACAGAGAGCAATGTAATAGCAGGAGCATATTACAATAGTATTGGAAAGTTAAGTGTATTCACTGGATACGAATACGACATCAATAAAGATACATCAATAGAAGTTGGAATAGCAACAGGATACGATTATAGTGTGACCCCAACAGCTAGGATTAATTATAAGGATTTATTTTTAATGCCAGCACTAGACGACAATAAGCCCGGACTTGTTGTTGGAATACAAATTAAATTTTAAGGAGAAGAACAGTGAGTGATAAAACAACAGTAGAGGTAGGTGGAGTAAAGTTTACCGGTGGTAAACTATTTCTAGTTATTACAGTAATAAGTTCAATATGCGGTGCAGCATGGGGAGGCTTTGAATTCTATAATGACTATAGAAATATGAAAGCTAAGATAGAACGCTATGTAGCACCAGACCTAAGTGGAATTAGATCAGAGCTTGCGATTATTGATCAAAAGTTAGACGATAACAATGAATACTCTAAAGATATTAAAAACGGATTACGTGATGATATCGTTAGACTAGAGCGTATTGTAGATCAAGTTGAAGACGATATTAATGGTATTGAAGAAGATGTGCGTCAAGAAATTAGTTTAGCAGAAGAACGTTTTGAAAACAAACGTGATGCATTGCAAAATGATTATGATCAGGCTAAAGAACGTCTACGTATAGACACTGAGCGTAAACTAAAAGATTTAGAAGCTAGATTGAATAAACGTCTACAACGTGCATTGGATAATCCATTAGCGCAATAAAACATTGACAGATTAATAGAAATAAAGTATAGTAGTACTATGGCTCGACTTCTTATAATCACAGGACCACAAGGCAGTGGCAATCACTTGTTTAGTAAATGTCTAGGTTTACATGAAGATGTCTTTGGATGGAAGACATTACTTAATACATATTGGGAAGGGCATCATCACGAGCCCTTCGCAGAATGTTGGGCTGATCCATCTAAGCTAAATAATTTTAATTGGGAACAAAGCGAATACTTTGTGACCAGTATTAGTTGTCCATATGTAAAAAATAGAGAGATGTCTATACCAAACTATGAACGATTTATAAAAGTTGCACAAGAGTATGTTGATATAGATGTTGCTATTATAGGCAGAGATCAAAATATACTCAAGCATCAACAAGAACGAGTAAGAGGAAAACATACAACACCACTTGCAAAAGATCATTTAAAATGGGTAACAGCAAATCAACAATGCACATTTATTAGCCAAGAGTTATTGTATCTCTATAAAGGTGATTACTTAGAACAAATAAGTAGAGACTTAGATTGGCCAATTGCATTTTGGGATACTGAGATAGATGAAATCTTACGTAATGACGCTAATGAAAAATATGTAAAAAAAGTAAATGAATATTGGCTAGACTTTGAGGTAGAACGTGCCACAAAGGAAAGTTAACAATAAAAGGATTAATATATGTTAGATGTTATTATGCTGACTTTCGGCGAGCCGGAAGCTGACGAGAACTTCGAGATACTAAAACAAAAAGCTCCACATGCACAACGAGTAGACAATGTTGTAGGCTTATTAAATGCACACAAGGCGGCCGCAGAACTATCAAAAACAAACTATTTTTATGTATGTGATGCAGATGCAATTATACAAGAGAACTTTCAATTTAAATTTGAACCAAGCGACAGACGAGAAGCATACCCAGGTGTAAAAGAAACAGAATGTGTGTTTACTTATCGTAGTCATAACCCTGTTAACGATCTTATCTATGGGTTTGGTGCATTAAAACTATTCCCAAAGAAGAAGTTACTTGCTACTAAAGAATTTAAAGTAGACATGACTACAAGTATTGGTGCAGTATTTAAACCTAAGTTTGAGATATCAAACACTACAGCATTTAATACTGATCCATTTAACACATGGCGCAGTGGATTCCGTGAAGGAACTAAAATGGCCAGTGGTATTATCGATCACAAGAAGCAAGTAGACGATGCATACAGATTAGAAGTATGGTGTACTCGTGGTGAGAACAAACGTTATGGTGAGTATGCAATACTAGGTGCTAATCAAGGTAGAGATTTTGGAACACATTATCAAGGTAATACCGATGCCTTACGTAAAATTAACGACTGGGAATGGCTAAAGGAAACATTTAATGACGCACTCTAATGAAGAAGTAGTACCAACTACTGAAGAACAAGAAGCATTTTCTAAACAGTATCATTGGTTTTATGGTCTTGATGAATATTTTGAATTTACAGGACAAATAGAACGATGGCAAGTACTTAAAAAAGCAGTACTTCAACAAAATTGGTATCGCATCCGTGATGTAGTTATAGAACTAGCCACAATGCCAAATAGCAACCCAGCACATACTCGTGCCTGGATTAATGCATTGTTACGTGAAAAAGTTTCCGCTGAAGTAAAACCACAAATGATGGCTACTCTAGTTCGTAAATTTATGCATGAAGATACATTTATGGTAAACACATGTAAGTTTGTTAACTATTGGGCAGGCGAAGATGGTGAAGCAGCACAGATGCCAGATATGAATGACTTCCTTAGTAGAGGACAAGTTAAAAGTAAATTATGGATGGTAACTGAATTAGCTAAAGTAGTTGAAGGTCCACTAGGCAATATAGCATTTTATGGTGGTTGGTATAACTTTATGGCACACTTCTTGTTCTCGCAGTTTGATGTAGACAAGATATATAGTTTAGATGTTGATGGCAATGTGGTGGCTCCAAGCAAGCGCCTATACCCAACACAAGTTGAAGAAGGAAGATTTTTACCAAAGACAATAAATGTATCTAAAATTAAATGGAACGAAAAAGTTGCAACTGTTCCTACTAATCAAACAGAGGGAGAAGATCCTGGAGAGTATTGGGAATTAGACACAATTAATATGGTAGTAAACACAAGTTGCGAACACATGGATGATGATTGGTATGATAATTTACCAACTGGTACATTTGTGGTACTACAAACAAATGATTATTTTAGCAATCCGCAACACAGTAATTGTGTTAAGGACTTAGAAGAAGCGAAGACCAAATATCCTATGCAAAGCCTAGCCTATGCAGGGACACTAGACACACAATTATATAATAGATTTATGCTTATTGGAATTAAATAGAGGAAACAAATGCAAAACACAACAGAATTTTCAACAAATAGCGCAGTAGTAGTACTGTATGACTCAGAAGAATATCATTTACTTGATGGAGAATTATCCGGATATTTAGATACGGTATGTAATAAGGCTAAACTTGATGGCAAAACGGTCAAGAGCGTAGATATTTCATATCCAGATCATCCTACAATTGACTATATCACTATCGTACAATGGCAAGATAAAATATCAAATACAGACTTGCGTACACTTGGCGGCAAGAATGTAACAAAATACAAAGGCAAGGTAGATACTTTGTATTTTGCATTAAATCCTGACACAATTAATACTACTGAAGTATATGACGGTGCAATGATGGCAAGCTATAATTTTGACAAATACAAAAGTAAAACATCACCATCAGAACGTATGCCAAAAGTTCATATTGAAACAGTAAGTGGAAACAAAACAGTTTACAACAGCATTAATTTTGCACGTGACTTAGTATCAGAACCAGCAAATGAATTGTATCCAAGAACATATGCACATACAATTAACGATATGTTGACGCCGCTTGGTGTTAATGTTAGGATTTATCATCAGTCAGAGTTAGAACAAATGGGCTTTAATTTATTACTAAGTGTTGGACAAGGTAGTGCAAAAGATAGTTATGTTGTTGTAATGGAATGGATGAATGGTGATGAAGATGATTCTCCAATTGCTCTAGTAGGTAAAGGTGTAACATTTGATACTGGTGGTATTAGTATTAAGCCAAGTGCAGGTATGGGTGATATGAAATATGACATGGGCGGTAGTGCATCAGTTGTTGGTGCAATGCATGCGATTGCATCTAATGAGTTAACTCAAAACGTAGTAGGGATTGTTGGACTAGTAGAGAACATGCCAAGTAGTACCGCAATTAAACCAGGTGATGTAGTTACATCACTAAGTGGACAAACTGTGGAAAATTTAAATACTGATGCAGAAGGTCGTTTAGTACTTGCAGATATTTTAACACACGTACAGGATGAATATGATCCATTATACATTGTTGATTTAGCAACACTAACAGGAGCTATTGTCGTATCGCTTGCAAGTGAGATGGCAGGATTGTTTACTAACAGTACTCATTTATCAGAAAATATTATCAAGGCAGGTAAAGATGCTGATGAAGGATTTTATCGTATGCCAATGGGTCCAAACTGGAATAAGATGATTGATAGTGATATTGCAGACATGAAGAATATCTCAAGTGGACGTGGAGGCGGTTCAACTACAGCTGCAGAGTTTTTGTATCGTTTTGTAGATAACAATACACCTTGGGCACACTTAGATATTGCAGGTATGGCTTGGGAAAAGTCAGGAAAACCAGTAACACCAAAAGGTGCAGTTGGTTTTGGTGTAAGAACATTATACAACTTAGTTAAAGCACACTCAAGCAAAAAAACTAAACTGGATGTTGATAGTAATATGGATTACTAAATTGCAAGCTCCGCCAGATATAAATTATATTGATTATAGCTCTGCAGACTATCTAATAAGACATGTAGGAGATGGGTTAGTAGATTCTATAAATATTATGGGTAATATATCGGCACAACTTGGCGCACTTGGGTTGGAATATGAGAAGGATTTTTGGTTCTCACAATCTTTTATTACAGCTCACAGTGGCGTCAGGATATTCCGTATTGAATTTTACAAAGTAGAAGATGCAATGATGGTAAAACTTAGAGGACTCAAGACAATACATGGATGATGAATTATGGGACATAATCTTAGACCAGCTTACGGTTAGAGATTTACAACGTGAAGCTGCAAGAGCAATTAGCACTATGCCAGCGGACAATAATAGTATACATAAATTTAATGCTAAAGCATATCACAATAGTCATTTGTGGTACAAAGCAGTAGTAAAATATTATATAGAAGAGCATGGTGATATGCCTAGCTTAACAGGACCAGGTGTGGATATTACATTTGTAATTGATAGCTAATGGAGTTATTAATAACAAATATCATATATGTAAGTTACAGACTATTAGTTAGTGCAAACATTGTCAAGTTTCTAAATAAAAGATTGACTTGGTTTGAGTCAGTACTTATAATGGCACAATGTAGTTTTGCATATGACTTTTTAGTATTTTGGTTCTACTATGGAGTTGATCCAGGCAGCATATATGATACAATAATAAGCAATATACAGTACACAATACGAGTATTAATTGCATGGTATGTAATCAAGAAGATATGGGACTGGTTAGGTAATTACTGGTGGGCAGTGTTCATAGGAGCACAACTGACATTCATAACAGATTATTTTATATTTGGAGCGTTGTTTAGCAATGTATAATTACGAAGATATTAATGAAGTACATCTGGAAGTAACCCAGAGGTGTAATGCTGCGTGTCCAATGTGTGACCGTAATGAAAATGGCGGACCAGTTAATCAACATATACGTGGAGATGAACAAGAGCTAACACTTGACGATTGTATTGATATGTTTCCTGCAGATTTTATTGCACAGTTAGATGTAATGTATATGTGTGGTAACTTGGGAGATCCAATAAGCGCAAGGGACACATTAGAAATTATGCAATGGTTCCGTGATTGCAATAGTGAGATGTGGTTAAGTATGAACACCAATGCAGGCGCACGTGATGTAGAATGGTGGACAGAATTAGCTAATGTAATAGGTCGAAAAGGCACAGTTATCTTTAGTGTAGATGGATTAGAGAATACAAACCATTTGTATAGGCAAAATGTACAATGGGATAAAGTAGAGCGTAACATGAAAGCATTTATTGCCGCAGGTGGTAGAGCTAGATGGGATTACTTGATATTTGAACATAGTGAATGTGATGTAGAACGTGCAGAACAGTTAGCCAAAGAGTGGGGCGTAGAGAAGTTCACTAAAAAGAAAACAGGTAGATTTATTACACAAGACAGCAAAAAGAAAGAGTCACACCAAGCAAAGAATCGCAAAGGCGCTGAAACTACTAAATTAGCAAAGCCTAAAAAGTTAGAGCACCAAAACTTAGCAATACTTAAACTAAAAGAGATTGAAAAAACATACGGAAGTATGATGGACTATTATAATCAAGCCACTATTAGTTGTAAAGTAGCACAACGAGGTAAAAATCAAAGCTTATTTGTTACAGCTGAAGGACTTGCAATGCCATGTTGTTGGACAGCAGGTCGTATGTACAAGTGGTGGCATAAAGACCCAAAAACAGAACAAATCTGGGACTTTATTGATGCGGCAGGCGGTAAAGACGGCATTAGTATCAAAAAGAACGGCATGCGTGGAGTGTTTGATAGTGGTATTATGCAAAATATACAAGATAGTTGGAAGCTTGACAGTATTAAAAACGGCAAACTAGGAGTCTGCGCACAGAAATGTGGTACAGAATTTGATCCTTTTGCTGAACAATTTAAATAAAAATTGAAAATAATTTTTAACCTATTGATTTTATTGGAAACCTTTTTCATTTATTTGTCACTTTTTTGTTGACATATTGGTATAGAACTGCTAGACAGTATATATAGCAAGTAAACAAACAAAGGATTACAAAATGACAAACTTCGCAATGTTCACAGACGCAGGTAACGCAGCAGTTAAAGCAATCGCAGATGAATTTATCGGACGTGGCTTTACTGATTTAGACGAGCTTTTCAACTGTGTATTGGGCGACTTAATTAGTTTGTCAGAATGTCAAGCGTTTGAAGAAGCAGATGATACATCAGTACGTGAAGAAGTTTTTGTATACTGTGAAGCATCGTTTGTAAATGGCCAATCAAAAATTGCCGCTTAATCTTAGGAGAGTTAATATGCAACTTAAAGGCGCAACAACTGTATTAGAAAAGCAGTGTATATTTTTAGGAATGAAATGGGATGAACTAATGGAGTTTATCGAACGTGCTCCACTAGCACATAATGAAACAACTGTTAAGGCTTATAACATTTATAAGCGAAACACTATGAGAAAGGAATAATATGGGACAAATGAAACAAATGGTAATGGATGCTGAAGACCGCATCTACGATGAAGCATTAGATCGTGTTGATGAATGTAAATCGTTTGTACAATTTAATCGTTTGGTATGGAAATTATATGAGCAAGATGATCTAACAATGTCATATTGCAATCATGGTGAAGAATATATTCAGGAAACAGCATCAGCTATATGGCATGATGAGTTAGGTAAGGAATAAAAAATGTGGTATGTTGAAATTATTAAAAACTGGGAAACTGGTGAACGTGAACGCTATGAAGGGTTAACTCTAGAAGAGAGTGCAGTTATTCATAAAGAATCATATGCAGCAGGAGCAGCTCAAGTAATATCTGGTCGTATGGAAGAATAAATATGGATATGCAATTATATTTAATCTTTGGATGCTTTACTATAGCTTGTGCTTTCTTTAGCTATAAACGTGGACATAGTGATGGGTTTAATGAAGGCTCAATTTTTACTATGGATACCACTTTGAAGACGCTAGCAAACAGTGGCGTTATTTCACTTAGTAAAGATAAACATGGTGAAACACTCATACAGCCTGTAGAACACTTTTATGAAGACAATGAGTGAACTTTTTACATATGCTGAACTTAAAAAACTACAGGATACTGGCCATTGGCCAGTAACATTGTCATCTGATCTAGTATCTAAATTTTCAGATAGGTATCAGGTAGCTGATCAGTTATTTCAAAACTTGGATACAATTGAGTATCTTACACTAAATGAAATTGATCCAGATGATCCTGTATTAATTAATACTTGGCGTGACGAAGATATTCCAAACAAAAGTTTTTCATTAAAACATCAAGGACCATGTTTTGGTTATGATGTTGATACAATGCATGGACCAATTAGTTGGTATGACGAAAAATCAGAAACTAGAGATTTTGTACAACGTAGAAAACTTTATGTATATGATTGGACAAAAGAGAAAACAGCAGGTAAGTTTCCTGAGCTTGACTACTTCACAAATATGCATGATACATTTAAGCCTGTACTACAGCATTATTTAAAAGAGTGCTATAGTGATCAGGAAGATTTGTGGGAGAAAGTTCTTTACAAATTAATGATTATCCAGTATACTGTACCGGTAGCCACTGATGAAACAAGAGTGTCTCATAGAAAACATAACACTGAACGTTTTGGTGACGATCATTGTGATGAAACATTAGGCGGATTACACCTAGGTGAAAACTTTACAGAATTCCATGCCAAAAATACAAACAACAATGAGTGGGAATTTATTGAAGGTTTAGACAAAAATAATATGATGTGGATGTTTGGTGAACATGCAGAACAAAGTGGGTGGAAGCCTACTTACCATGGCATGGCACACAATCCAGATCCAACACACAATCAGAGATATTCAATTATATTTGATTTACAAGCTAGATACAAGGAGTAATATTTTATGCTAGTCCCAATGGTAGTAGAACAAACAGGTCGCGGCGAACGTTCTTACGATATTTTCAGCCGCTTACTAAAAGATCGTATCGTTATGCTCAATACAGATGTTAATGATAATAGTGCAAACCTAGTAGTAGCACAAATGCTATTTTTAGAATCACAAAACCCAGATGAAGATATTAATTTTTATATCAATTCTCCAGGCGGAAGCGTAACAGCAGGACTATCAATTTACGATACTATGCAGTTTATTAATGCACCAGTATCAACTATTGTTATGGGACAAGCATGTAGTATGGGTTCATTCCTAGCACAAGCAGGTGAACCAGGCAAGCGATTTGTATTACCTAACTCACGCACAATGATCCACAGAGTAAGTAGTGGCACACCAGGTACAAGTGGAAGTGTACATGTACAAGAACTACAATTTGAAGATACTATTCGTTCAATGGAAGAATCTAAAAAAATTAATGAACGCCTAACGCAGTTGTATGTAGATCATAATACAGCAGGCAAAACATATGATACGTTCTTTGAAACAATGAAGTTTGACACATTCCTTTCAGCACAAGAAGCAGTTGAATTTGGATTAGCTGACAAAGTAATCACAAAAAAATAATAGATCAAGTAGGTTAAACTAAATGTAGTGCTGGGTATTAACTACCCAGCATAATTCTTGTTGACAAGTTATAAATATAACTATGAAGATACTTGATATATTAGTAAAACCACAGACAGATTTTAATGATCCGCACAAGTTCAAGGCAGTTTTCCTTGTGGGCGGCCCTTGTTCTGGAAAAGCATTTGTGGCTAATACTATGTTGAATGGGACTAGTCTTAGACCAGTTAACTGTGATGAAATTGACTCAAGCTTTGCATATAATCGAGTAGGACTACTTTTGCCTAGTAATGGAAGAGATGTAGAAAAAGTTCAAGCTCAATTAGACATGGTAGAGAAGCTAGGATATGATACTATTATGTTATTTGTTACAGCTAATCTTGAAGTTACTCACAAGCGAAATCAAGAAGGCAATAAAAGAACTCCTGCAGAATTAGTTACTGTAGAGTGGAACCAGGCACAAGACAATCTTATAAAATTTAAAGAAATATTTAATCAAGACAATTTTCATGTTATAGACACCAGTGAGAATACACAAGATGCTGGTAGAAAATATAAACTAGAAGCAGTTGCTAATTCAGTGTATGATTTTTTAAATACCCCACCATCAAGTAAACAAGCAAAGCATTGGTCACATAGCAATAATAGTATACGTTAAGTAACAGTATTTGCATAATAAATATACAGCAGGGTTATTAATCTGTAAACTAAGGATAAAATAAATGTATACATATAAAGCAACCCTAGTAAGAATTATAGATGGCGACACACTTGATGTTTCTATCGACTTAGGATTCGACATATCTATATCACAGCGAGTTAAGCTATATGGCATAGCTACTCCTGATAGCAAGTCATCTGATCTAGAGACAAAAGAACGTGGATTAGAAGCAAAGGCGAGATTAATGGAATTACTTAACAAAACTTTTGTAATTAAAAGTGTACTCAATAAACGAGGTAAATATGGACGTATAATGGGTATAATACTTGTAACTGACAAATTTGGCGACCAAGTTAATTTAAATGATTTAATGGTAGCAGAAGGATATGCAGTGGAGTATTTTAACGGAGCAAAATAAAATGAGATTATTTGGATATTGGACAGTATTTGTAGCATTATGTATTAGTGTAGTTGCCGCATATTATAGTATAGTAGGATTAGTTGCAATTTTTGCCAGCGCAGTAGTACCAGTTATTATCATGGGAGCAGCTCTAGAAGTTGGTAAATTAACTACAGCGGTATGGCTTCATTTAAATTGGACTAGAGCAGGATTTTTAATTAAATCATATTTGGTATTCGCTACAATGCTACTAATGTTCATCACAAGTATGGGTATTTTTGGCTTCTTAAGTAAAGCGCATATTGAGCAAACAGCAGTTGCTACTGAAGGTGTTGCACAGTTAGAACGTCTGCAAACAGAAATCTCTCGCAACGAGGATATTATATCACGTGCAGAAATTACAATACAAAATTTAAACAATGCAAGCACAGTAGTAGATGACACTCTACAGACTAAAATTGAAGCAGAACAGCAACGTATTACATCAGCTAATAATCGTATTGAACTAACTGTAACTGATTTAAAAGAATCACTATTAGCAAGTATTGTTCCTTGGCAACAAGAGTTTGATATATCATCAAGTGACTTAGTTAAACTAAGTGAACTTACAGCAATTGATACACGTGATAGAGACAAAGTTAGGACATTACAAGCTTTTGTAAAAGCTAAACCAGATGGGGCTTGGGGAAGCAAAACAGCACAAGCAGTAGAGGATTATAAAGTAAACTTAGAGAATAAGAAGCAAGTAGCATTAAGTCAAATACAACAGCTACGTGATAAAGCCTCTACAGAAATTGCTCGTGTTCGTGCAATCGCAGAAAGAGAGATTGCAGATTCTAATCAACTAGTTACTCGCCTACGTAGTCAGCTTGGCAGAGGAAATGCAGACACAGTTGAAGCTGATGTTGACGAACAGAGTATTAAAATTAAAAAAGCTAACAATACTATAGGTACTTTAATGGAAAAGAAGTATGAGATTGAATCACAAGCACGTGTACTAGAAGCAGAAGTAGGACCAGTTAAGTATATTGCTGAAATGGTTTATGGTACTGATGCAGGAACATCATCACTCGAGCAAGCAGTTAGGGCAGTTATACTGATACTTGTATTTGTTTTTGATCCACTTGCAGTTGCATTAGTTATATCAGGTATTAGTTTAGTTGAGCAAAACCAAAAGACTCGCAAACGTAAACAGGAACCAGTTATAGAACACAAGCCAGTTGTAAAAGTTTCTGAACCAGAGCCAGAAAAAGTACAACCAAAAAAAAAGGTAAATAGTATTAAGAAGAAAATTGTTAAAGAAAAACAGCCAGTAATAGTTGACGTAGTACAAGAAAACCTGTATACTGATAAGATAGTTTACAAAGGTGTAACATATGAACCTGGTAATCCTGAATACGCTACAATAAAAGACTTAATAGATAATAACTAATAGAAATAGAACTACATGAAACCAGATAATAGCAGTTACACAGTAACATCACCAGACCTCTTTCTTTCTGACAATGGTGTTAGCGTAGTAATATCAAGTACTGATGCAAAGTTAACTTCTGGCATTAAGTTACTTGTAGAAAAATATATCATGAACAGTATTGTGTTTTATGTACAAGGCAGTAAAACCACATCAGTATCATTGCCATGGCTGTGGCATGTTAGTAGATCATGTGAGTTTATGATACTGGATATAGACACATGTGCGTATGAAGATATCATGGCAGCATTATTAAAAACTGTTGATGAAGGACATCAGGTAATTTTCTACAGCCCAAAGAAAAAGAGACGTGAAGCGATCAAATTAATAAACGCATCAAGTAAATATGTTATGCTGTCTGATATAAACGAATTAGATGCATACCTTAAAATACAAACAGCACCTGGATTTGGATATCTAGATGACTAGCTCGCCATCTTGTAACTTTTGTGGAAAAGATAAGCATCAAGTTAAGAAACTTTTAGCTGGTAACGAGTCAACACATATATGTAATCTATGTGTTGATTTATGTTGGCATATACTTAATGATGACACCACAGAAGAAGGTAAAGAAATTAGCAAAGCCCGTAAGGCTACTAAGCGTATCCCTCCTAAAGAGCTTCATAGTTATTTAAACAAGCATGTAATTGGACAGGACAATGCAAAGAAATCCATAAGTGTAGCAGTTTATAATCATTATAAAAGAATAACAAGCAAAGCAAAAGTTAACATTGGCAAGAGTAATATATTAATTACAGGCCCAACAGGATGTGGCAAAACTCTAATTGCACAAACATTAGCACAACAATTAAAAGTACCTATGGTTATTACAGATGCGACAGTAATAACAGAAAGCGGTTATGCAGGAGACGATGCTGAAGTATTAATACACAAGTTAGTACAAGATGCTAATTATGATCTTGACAAAGCTTCAATAGGTATTATATATGTAGATGAGATAGATAAAAAAGCCAAGCGTAATGACATGGTAAGTTTAAGTCGTGACGTGAGTGGAGAAGGAGTACAACAAAGTTTACTAAAGTTAATGGAAGGTACTATTGTAAGTATACCAAACCAACCAAATCACAATCCTGAGCGTATTGATATAGATACCAAGGATATATTGTTTATAGTGTCAGGCGCATTTGTAGGACTAGATGAGACAGTGCTACAGCGTATAGGTAAAAATAAAATAGGCTTTCAAGATGGCGAAGCCACATTAGTTACTAATTGGGAAGAACACTTACAAACAACTGACTTTGTTAAGTATGGTTTAATACCTGAGTTCGTAGGACGTCTTCCAAGTATAAATACATTACATGAGTTATCCAAAGATGACTTGATAAGAATTTTAACAGAACCAGAAAATAATATCGTATCCCAATATAAGGAGCTATTTAAAATGGACAATGTTGAGATTGAATTTAGTAAAAAAGCATTGGATGCAGTTGCTACTATAGCAATTGAACAGAAGCTAGGTGCCAGAGGATTAAGAAAAATACTCGATCGTGCATTAATAGATATTCAATACGAACTACCAGATTTGTCAGAACGTGGCGTTACAAAGATCGTTATTACTGACCAAACTATTAAAGATGATATGCCGCCCTTATTGGTTAAGGGTTAATTGAATCTTGCTATATACATATAAGAAAGTGAAATAATGGCAAACAGTAAACATTCTCGAAGTGATGGCGGATTAAGCGTTAAAGTACAAAACAATAACGTTGACCAGGCAATGAGAAAATTAAAAAAGAAAATGATGAATGATGGAATCCTACAAGAGCTAAGAGATCGTCAACATTTTGTAAGTAATACAGCAAAACGTTTAGCGTCTGAAGCAGCAGCAACAGCACGTCACCGAAGACGTATTGCAAAAGAAAACAATCGATAATAATTTAGTTTAAGGACTAGCAATGGCACAAGAAAATAAAGAAGCAGTAAGCGAAGCAGTACGTTTAAAAACACCACCAAAATATCATGTTATCATGTTAAATGACGATGCAACTCCTATGGAGTTTGTTATCCAAATACTAGTGACAACCTTCAATAAAGTACATGACGATGCAACTTCTATTACTATGGATATACATGAAAATGGTCGTGGTATTGCAGGTACTTATAGTTACGAAGTAGCAGAACAAAAATGTATCGAAACAATTACAGAGGCTAGACAAGCAGGCTTTCCTTTAGACGTAGTTGTTGAAGAAGTAGAATAAATTAATATATGAAAATATCAATCACGCAACGTGTGATTGACTTTCGCAACGGACCTTATGATAGTCTGGATCATGGATTTTATGACATGTTCAGTAATCATGAACTTTTCCCTATACCAAATAATCTAGAACACTTTGATACTAGTAAAATAGTTAATAGTGATTTAGTGGTCTTTAGTGGCGGCAATAGTTTAATAGAAGGAAACTGGCAGTACAATGCTCAGCGATTACGAATAGAACAACATACGTTGGATTTAGCAAGGCTATACAATATACCAATATTAGGAATTAGCAAAGGATGTCAGTTTTTGACAGTAAGCCTTGGCGGCTCAATAAAAGAAACAGATAGACATTCTGCTAATCATAATGTATACTATAATGGTGATACCATAGAAGTATGCAGTAGACATACTGAACTACTTAATAGTATTCCACTTGGTGCAACATCACTTGCTAAAGATGATCAAGGATATTGTGAAAGCTGGAAGCTTGATAATATTATTACAGTATTATGGCATCCAGAAAGAATGAAAACAAATTGGCTTCCTTGCGAAGCATACGGAGTATTGGGATTATAAATGAAGGTAGGATTCACATGTAGCACATTTGATCTTTGTCACGCAGGACATGTGCAAATGTTACGTGAAGCAAAAGAACATTGTGATTATTTAATCTGCGGCTTGCAAATGGATCCTAGTGTTGATCGTGCAGAGAAGAATGCTCCTATACAAACTGTAGTAGAGCGTTACACTCAACTCAAAGCAGTAAAATACGTAGATGAGATAATACCATATGGTACTGAAAAAGACTTAGATGATATCTTGACAATGTATAATATTGATGTTAGAATATTAGGTGAAGAATACAGAGACAAAGATTTTACTGGTAAAGACATATGTCGTAAGCGTGATATAGAACTTTACTTTAATAAAAGAGACCATAGATTTTCGTCTAGCGATTTGAGAAGTAGAATAGGAAATAAAAAATGACGACACATGCAATGATTGACTTAGAAACATTAGGGTTTACTCCTGACACAACAGTATTAACTATTGGCGGTGTGAAGTTCGATCCTAATTCAATCTCTGAATGTACTCAAGAGTTCTATTATAGGTTTGAAGTAGATGAACAGCTTGAAAGTGGTCGTACAACAGACGATAGTACATTACAATGGTGGGGCAGACAAAATAAGTCTGTAATGGAAGAAGCAATGGGACCTGATAATCGTACACCTGTTATCGAAGTACTAAAAGCATTAAACAAATGGTGCGTGGGAGTTGACTCATTATGGGCGCAAGGACCAACATTTGATATGGTAATATTAGAAAATATGTATCGCCAAAACAATCATCATATTCCATGGAAGTTTTGGAATATCAGAGATAGTAGAACATTATTTGGTATCATGCCAGTAGATCCACGTAAAGCAATGAACTTTGATGCACACAATGCATTAGAAGATTGCAAAGCTCAAGCATTATGTGTACAACAAACATTACAGCAATTAGGATTAAAAGTAAAATGAGAATTGATCAGGACATAAAACTAGACTACAGTGACGTACTAATTCGTCCAAAGCGTAGTACATTAAGCTCACGTAAACAAGTAAGACTTGAACGCAAGTTTACATTTAGAAACAGCAAAAAAGACTACAGTGGTATTCCTATTATGGCTGCTAACATGGACGGCGTAGGCACCATTGAAATGGCTAACACACTTGCAGAGCAGGGCATCTTTACTTGTCTTGTAAAAACATATTCAGTAGATGTACTATCAGAATTCTTTAACAACGACTATCCAGATCGTAGACGATCAGAGAATGTTGCTATGAGTATTGGTACAAGTGACACTGACTTTCATAAGCTAATAGACGTTGTAGCTAGTGTAGGTGGAAATCTAAAGTTTGTTTGTATGGATATTGCAAATGGTTATAGTGATCATTTTGCGGCAAGAGTACGTAAGGTACGTGATCAGTTTCCACATTTGGTAATTATAGCAGGTAATGTAGTTACTGGAGAAATGACAGAAGAACTAATCCTTGCAGGAGCAGACATTGTTAAAGTTGGTATTGGACCAGGTAGTGTATGCACAACACGTATTCAAACAGGCGTTGGTTACCCGCAGTTGTCAGCCGTCATTGAATGTGCTGATGCTGCACATGGACTTGGCGGACATATTATTGCTGATGGTGGTTGCACTAGTCCTGGCGATGTATCTAAAGCATTTGCAGGCGGAGCAGACTTTGTAATGCTAGGCGGTATGCTTGCTGGACACGATGAAGGTGGTGGCGAAGTAATTACCAAGTACTATCAAATAAATGAGCTTGTTTATGAAGTTGCATCACATCTTAATAAGCAGACACATAAAGTAGAAGAAAAACAGTTTATAGCATTTTATGGAATGAGCAGTGATGCTGCAAATACAAAACACTTTGGTGGACTAAAAGACTATCGTGCAAGTGAAGGACGAGAAGTACTTGTTCCTTATCGTGGCAATGTTACTAATACAATACAAAATATCTTGGGCGGTTTGCGTAGTACTTGTACATATGCAGGTGCATTAAAGCTTAAACAATTAAGTAAATGTACAACATTTGTTAGAGTGAATAATCAGTTCAATGCAGTTTATGCAAATACCACAACTAAATTATAAAAAAATACTTGACATATAGATTAAGACATGCTATGTTAAGTACATAGTTAGGAAACTAACTATCAGGCGATGAAGTTGGCCTAGGATACAATGTAGTAAGACTTGGTATTAACCTTCACCTACAAAAGAGAAGTATAGGCCCTGTTGCAGTAATGCAGCAGGGTTTTTCTATGAGCTGCGCATATATGCACAGTTGCACTAGACGCATGTCGAGTCTACGCAGACAGCAGTAGTAAACCCTGGTTTTTCGTGTTATTATGATATAAATATTAGCGTAGAAAGAAGCAATGGTTGCTTCAAAATACACATTTAACCTAAAAGGAGACTGACAATGATGACTAATATGCTATTTACTGGCTTAGTGAATATATTCACGAAATCAAAAACAAGACAAGAATCAAATATGATGACTTGGGCAAAAACAGAATACGGAAATGATTGGCAGTTTGCTTATCAATGCATGCTAGACACTGGTATGCCACCATCAGATAAAGATATAAGAGGAATGATATTATGATTAACACAATTATTACAAAACTAATTAATTTTAGACGCAACATGGAGTATAGAACGGCTGTTCGTACTACTATCAAAGAACTTTCGAAACTAACTAACCATGAGCTACAAGATATTGGTATTTGTCGTGGAGAAATTTACACAATTGCACACAATTCATATAACAAACCACAACAAGTAACATTATCTGAAATTTCAGATATGACAGATCTTGAAACAAATGCTAACTTGAAAGGTTTCGTATAATGTCTACACTAGTAATGAAAAGAACATCTAACTTAGGTAAAATGGTAAGCAAAGGCTTAGTAGCATTTGCAATGGGAGCATGGGCACTTGGTGAATCAGCAGGCAGAGCAAGAGCTGCAGAAGCACTTTGGAGAGAAGGATACCACGAAGAAGCAAAACGTTTAATGACGGAGAACAGATAATGTTTAAGAAATTTTTAAAAGCAATGGAATACAGAAGTTATTGTATGAGTATCAAACAACTTAGAGAAATGGGCGAGTTTACTAAAGCCAATGAAATCTCAGAGTTTAAACACAACATGTATAAAACAAGATAGGATATAACATGAAAACACTTTATTTTTATTTAGTAGTGTTCGCAGCGGTATTTACTGTAAGCGCAGCACACGCAGACGTAACAATCGAAATGCTAAACAAGCGTGACGACGGCGCTAAAATGGTTTACTCACAAGACATCACTACAATTGAAGTAGGCGAAACAATTACTTGGGTACCAACATCAAAAGGTCACAATGTAGAATTCATTGCAGGACCAGATGGTTGGAAAGCACCAAAGAAATCAAAACTAAACAAAGAAGTTGCGATTACATTTGATGTACCAGGTGTATATCTATATCAGTGTTCACCACACAAATCAATGGGCATGATTGCCATTGTAGTTGTAGGTGACGGAGATAACGATATCTCAAAAGCCAAAGTAAAAGGCAAGTCAAAGAAAAAACTAAAAGCACTTTTAAAAGAACTGTAAATGCACGGCGATAGGGGTAACATAAAAATAGTTTGGTTAATGTTATTTCTATGTGTATTTTTACATGTAGGATTAATACCCGTATGGATGTGGTACATAGGTTTATAAAACTTATAAAGAAAATAAGGGAGCTTTTACAGCTCCCTTTTCTATGACCTTTGTTTGATTATGGTGCTGGATCGTCAATTAGTATTATACAGAATGTACTACTTACTATTGAATTGTTTACACTACTATAAGCACGAACTTCAATATCATCACCTGTATTTACTTTAATAGGGACGTTATAGTTCTTTGCATATGTAGTTGCACTCACTGTAATGATATCACGTGCGTTCCAAGCGCCATCGCCTGGTGCATCTGGATCACGTGTCATAAGCATTGCAATAGCATCTGTGTTTTGTTTACCAGCACCAACAGTCCATTGTGTAATGTATCCTGTTTTCCCTGCTGGAATTGTATATTGCGCCATGAACGTTTGTCCACGTCCTGCAGCATTTACACCTGTGCCGTCTAAACCAATGATTGCCAATACTGTTGAAGTATCATCACTAGTAACACTGATAGTACCTTCGTTAACACCGCTTGTACCTACTGTTATTGCTTTAACACGAAACACACGTTTAAATGCTCCACTTGTTGTAGCACCCATGTTAACAGTTTCAACAACAACTTCGCCTGCTTGATTCAAGCCTTGTATTTCTACACTTCGAGCGCCAGTGCCTGTTGGGTTATCTTGTGGATCATCGCTTGTTACAGTAAGTGTTTCAGCTGTTTCAATGTATGTGTAAATTCCACCACCGTCCCAGATAGTTTCTTTATCATTGTCAACATCAACATTCATGCCAAACTTTTCAATGTGACTTACACCTTCAATATCACCATCTGCTATTTGAACTCCCCATCCAAAATTATTTCCAATTACTCTTAGTGCAGGTAGTCCTGCAGCATTATATTCCATTGCACGGTTGGGACCGCTTAAATTAGGATCCATATGCTTTCTATATTTGTCACCTTCACTCATAATTTCTCTCCTTTTGTATCATTTTAATACTATTATAAACGTATTTATTTAAAAACTCTAAATTAAAACACATTTTAATATCATAAATAGTATTATGAGCAGAACAGGACTAATATCAAGTATTATAAAACAAGTAGCTAGCTATAACAGTCAGGATAGCAAGCTTGAGGTATTGCAGAAATATTGTAATGAGAAAACTCTCAAGCGTATTGTTGAACTAGCATACAATCCATGGCTGGATTTTAAGCTACAAAGTTTCACACCTAAATATATGGGCAAAGAATTTGGAATGGGTATAGCTAGATTTTTACATATTTTTGATGACATTATTCAAGGAAAGCTAGAAGACAACGAGGCAAGCTTCGCTTGGAGAATGGCATTTATGCATGTACAGAACTTAGAAGCAGAACCATTATTAATGTTAGTTAATCAAACGTTAGATAAGCACTTGGACTTGGAAATTGAAACAATCAATACAGTGTGGCCTAATTTAATTTTACCATATCCAATCAGACAAGCACAGCCTGGATCAATTACAGGTTTTGATAAATTTCCAGCATCAATACAGCATATAAGCAAGGGGCTTAGAGTTAATGTTATTGTTAAAGATAAAAAAGTTGATATAAGAACTAAAGATGGCATAGTTGTACCTGGTTGGGAAACATTCCATGAACAATTTTTAATACTAGCACAGGGCCAAGATACTGTTCTTGACGGACATGCTATGGTAGTAGATAGTGGAACAATTACAGATACAGATAATCAACAAGTGTTAGATGCTGATCCAACAAAAATTAAATTTACATTTTGGGACGCAATAAGATATGATGGATTTGTAGATGGAAAAGATACACGTATTGGATATAATTGGAGATACAATGGGCTCGAGCATATGATGATGTTATCTGCAGCCAATGTTACTAATCCGTGCTATGCTATGCTTAGAGCAGAAATGGTAGGTAGTATAGAACAATTAGAAAATACGATTACAGGTTATAAAAATGGTTATGTACTTAAAGAATTAAGTAGTACATGGGAGCAAGGTCCTACTCTTAACGAAATTATTATTTGCGATTGATAATTCTAGACACATACCTAATAATGTCATGATCAAACAATGCGTTAAACAATTGAAACTTTAAGTAACATTTAAATCTACTACGTATTCTATCTAAAAGTCTATCAATATATCTTTCATTAAATGTAATTTTTCCGTTATATCTAATATAACATATATCTCCTACATGTTCGTAATATAATCCTGGAGGAACCTTACATACTATATCGTTATTGTTAACAAATCTGTATGCACTAATATCTTTAAATTGTTCAGCCCATTCGTCGTTCCCTACTCTAGGACTTCCAAAAGTATATAGTGAAACATTTACACTATGCAAGTAATGCATTCTAGTAGTAAAGATAGTAGCCATTGCTGCACCTAAACTATGTCCAGTAACTATCATATCCTTGTCACGTAAACTTCCAATCCAATTCACAATATCATAGTATACCTTATCAAGCTCTTCTTTAAAGCCTGCATGTACCATTCCAATAGTATCACTAGAAGTAGGTAAAGCTTTTAAATCAGCAACTATGTCACTTAACACAGTTGGCTCTGTACCACGAAACCCTATTACTACCTTGCCTGAGTCCAATTGTAGACCATATGCTTGGGCACCATCGTTTTCAAAATACTTTAACTTATTATATTTTACTTCAGCCAATTCCAACTGGTGTGTCATTTCTAAAATGTCTTTATATACCCATCCACTAAATTTTGAACAAAATATTGCAGTGTCCATGTTCATTATTTTTCCACCTTCTTAGATATTATTTTTTCCAATCGGTGTATAGGCATGCGAGTATTTTCAACATATCTCCATACAGTGCCGTTACTATTGGTTATTTCAAATACAGTTTCACGCCAACCAATACTAATAATAGTAGCTAAATCTCCATCAAAAAATACTTCATCACCTGGCTCAAATCCTGGCTTCATTTTCCATTTTAAACTAGCAACTAAACTGGCTACTGTTTCTTTTAAAATCATAGCAATAATTGCGCCCACAAACAATATTAATAATGGTTGTATTGAAGTTACAATTGTTTTTGATAGTTCTTGTTCCATAATAGTATTTATGGTCAAGGTCGATAAATAAATTAAATGGAGTGTTAATTATGATAAACAAAATAGCATTAGTGATAAGTGGCGAAACTAGATCTTACAAAGACTTGCCTGAAGGTTATCAAATGTCTAAGATAATAGATATGTATAAAACAATTGCCAAAGAAGTAGATGTATATGGGCATACATGGTCACATTGTGAAGCTCCCCTACTCAAAAATAACTTTTTTGAAATTAAAGAACTACAAGTTGAAGATCAAGTAGTAATAGATAACTGGGTAAAGGAAGACTTTATCAACAGATCATACAATAACCAGTATAGTTTTAATGATAATCACACACTACATATACATGACCCAGCAACATTTGTTGACGTACATTTAGAAGCAAGTCGTTGTGCATATGGTCAAATATGGAGTGCAATGAGATCATTTTGTATGCTAAAAGATACATTTGATCATTATGATATAATTGTTAGACTGAGATGGGATCTTGCTATTAATAATAGTAATGATATTAGTAGAGTACATATTAACGATTATTTAAAAAAATGTGAAGAAATTAAAGTACATTCTTTAAACGGTATTAGTCGTTGTGTGGCACAACATGATAGTTTATTGTATAGTGGGCATCCATTTGCCCCAATGATAAGTGATATATCTTTTACATTTAATACAGAGGGATTTAAAACCTGGTGCTATACTAAACCAGAAGATTTATTAATACCAACATTTGCTAAAGCAGACGGAAATCAAAAGTTTGAAGCACATACTATGTGGAGTGAAGTCTGGCAACAACTCAAAGATGCACCAACAATTGATTTTGGAATGGCAGTAGTTTTTAATATTAATAGAACTGGCGCTTGGACGAAGGCACACAGTGAAGATTTTTAATTACTTGACATATGCATATAGTTGTGTTAAAATGTGGATATTAATAAGGCACAGAATCACTATGTTGCATATGTACAACATAATGATATAAACAGAAGAGAACTTCTTAAGATTTATAGTAAATTGTGTGTTTTTGTGATAAGTAATCGAGTGGCTAGTTAGTAAGTAACCCCACTCAATTCAAATATATAAAAAGGAAATAAAATATGCGTAAGTTTTTAACAACCGCAACAGCACTATTATGTGCGAACGTAGCAATGGCCGATGTAACTGGCTCAGTAGATTTAGATGTAACAGAAAATGCATCTGACAAATTTGTAATGGCACCAACAATCAAATTAGGTTTTGGTAGTGAAGCTGGCGATGTGTCAGTTGACTTAAAAGAAGTAGGTGGCGACATTATACTTGATCGTTACTCAGTAGGAACACAATTAGGTGCATTAGGTGTATCATTTGGTGACCAAGAAGATATTTTTGACTTAGGTGCAGGCCTTGAAGTAGTTGGCGGTACAACACTAGCTAACCCAGCAGAGTCAAACGAAAACGTACAACTATCATTTGGTGGTATAGCAGTAATGGTTGGCATGACAGATGTAACAACTGATATCACAGATGTAACAAATGTACAATTAGCAACTGTAGTAGATGCAGGTATTGCAAATGTAGGCGTAGTAGTAGATTACAACGAAGCATCATCAGACCTTACATACGGTGTTGCAGCAACAGTATCAGACATTGACTTAGCAGTAACATATGCAGATGATTTTGCATACGAATTAGGTTATAGTATGATGGGCGTAAACACATTCTTGAATGGTGATGAAAACAATACACTACAAAATGTCGGTGCTGGTTATGTAACAGTATTGAATGGTGCAGAAGTATATGCAGAAGTAGGCTACAATGTAGACACAGAAGAAACAACACCAGCAGTTGGTTTAAGTTTCTCATTCTAAGAGAATAAATAAAACATCTAGATAAAACTAGACAACTTTAGGAGAGGACTTTTGTCTTCTCCTTTTTTTATGAATAATTGTTATCATAGTAGTTAATGCAATGAAGATAAATATAGATAATAGTAACTAAAAGCATTGACAAACACTTTGATAAGTGTTATATTCATTAAACTAGATAACAAAGGATGTAGAAAAATGATCACGAGCAGACAAGTTGTAGAAATTATTAAAAAGCAAATCGCTAATGAAAAATCTCAAGAAGGATTACGAGCTTTAAATAAAGTTATTGAGAAAATTGAAGTGTTAGAAGATATTGAAACTGTATCTCAAACCCGTAGATACAACAACTCATCAGATCATTCAAAATCATCTGCAATGGCTGAAGCAAACAAAGTCTTTTCAAATTAATACTTGACATACTTAATATATTGTTGTACAATATATCATGTAATAAAAGGATAAGTTATGATAGGTAAAGATGATATTGATGCATTCATTGACATTACTGTAATGGATCATCTGAATACTATAAGTGTGCTTGAAGCAGAAATAGCTCATGCAAAATCTAAAATACAGCCTAGTGCTACTGGTCATATCTATACAGCTATTAGCTGGATGGAAGATCGTATTAAAAGTTTACAGAATGAAATAGACCAATTGGATAGCGTAATTGGATAGAACTAACTGACTCCTTAGCTCAGCTGGATAGAGCAGCTGCCTTCTAAGCAGCAGGTCATAGGTTCGAATCCTATAGGGGTCGCCAAAAAAAGAAAGTTTAGTGATGTATAGAGTAACAGCATGGTTTAAGGATACAAAAATATCTCAAGAGTTCCATGACGTAAACGATGCAATTGAATTTCGTGATGATGCAGATGCACACTATCCTACAAAGATAATATTTAGAAAGGTAATATCAATGAGAGAATGGGTATATAATTGTTGGAATGTAGTAATGGATCATGAAAAGAATCCACTCAGTAACATTCCAGACTTCAGCACACGACATATGATCATGCAAGTACTTGCGTGGATGTGGTGTATTGTGTTTGCTATTATTGTAAGTAGCATGTGGGCAGGCGTAATTAGTATGGTAATACATGCGTTGTTACTTGCTGCAATTGCAGTAACAGTAGCAACATTTGAAACCGCGAAGCGTAAGCCGCAAGTATTTGGTAACTATGGCGGTCGTGCAAACGGCGGCGAGCATGAATAAGGTATTTCTTGCAGTTGTTGTTGGTCTTTTACTAGCAATAGGCTTTCATCAATGGAAAGACTGTTTAAATGAGAATAGCTTTTTTACATGTACAAGGATGCTAAACAAATAATGTTTTACATAATGAATCTTAAGACTGGAAGTATTAAATATACTGCTAATAGTTTGTTAGAAGCAAATGAACTTGTTAACAAACATCCAGAATGGACCATTATGATAAAATACAATGATAGAAATAAAACATGCATATAGCAAGTTACCTAAAGAAGTATTTTTAAAATGGCGCAGTCAGAGAACTTAGAGTACATCAAATTTGATGTAGGTGTAATGCAATTAGAACTTACTTCTAGGTGTAACCTGTTATGTCCGATGTGCGTTAGAACAACTGGCATGGATGGGGATAATGTAAAGCTAAAGAAACGTGATGATTTAGACTTAACTGATACTGATCCTAGAGTAATACAACAAGCATTAGAAGACATGAAACCGTTTCTTCCAGAACATGTATTCATTAATGGGAATTGCGGCGATCCAATAATGTATCCTCATTTACTAGAAGTAGTAAAGATGTGCAAAGATATTGGAGTACCAGAAGTTACGTTAAGTACAAATGGGTCTGCACAAACAGAAGAATGGTGGGCTGAACTTGCATCTATTATGCAAAAGTCAGACAGAGTTATCTTTGCTATTGATGGATTAGAAGACACTAATCATTTGTATCGTGTGAATTCTAAGTGGAATATTATTATGCGTAATGCAAAAGCATTCATTGCTAATGGTGGCATTGCAAACTGGTACTTTATTGGATTTGCGCACAATGAACATCAGATAGATGAAGCGAGACAACTAGCAAAAGACATGGGCTTTGTCAAATTTAGATATAAGAAATCAAATAGATTTGTTATCCCTACAAATTATGAGGGAGAAGAAGTTGAAGCGATTGAAACTAAAAAAGAATTAACATTTGTTGCTAAACAACATGTAGCAAAAAACAAAAGAAAGACCGCAGAACAAAAAGAAAAAGCACTTGCAACTATATTAGCAGAACCTACAAAAATAAAATCTAATACTACTAATAAAATAGATGATGTAATTAAAAAACATAAAGGCTTTGATAATTATGTGAAGGTTACAGAAATATCATGTCAGACTAAAAGAGATAAGAGTATTTTTATCGATTATCAGGGCAAAGTATGGCCTTGCTGTTGGCAGGGATGGTACTATAGTAAAATAGGACATGATATGGCAACACCAAGACGTATCGAAGACAATAAGAATATGTGGGATCGTTACGGTGAAGATTTTAATGATTTGTCAAAGCATTCGCTATTTGACATACTTAAAACTCCATATTTTGCAAATGACTTAGTAGCAAGTTGGGAAACAAACTCAGATAATCGTCTTTGGATTTGTGGAAAGACATGCGGGAAAGAATTAGACTTCAGAGGCAATGGAAAAGAAAACTTTAAAGATACGGAGATAAAGAAAACATGAAAGAATATTTTAACTTTGACGGCACTGCAAACCGTTCACAATATTGGGCAATGATTATTATTGGTACCCTTGGATATATTATTGGAGAAGCATTACTGGCAACCATGCCATGGCTTTCACTAATAGTAATGGTCACAGTACTTTGGTATGCACTAGCAACTACCGCACGCCGAATTCGCGATACTGGAAACAGTCTTTGGTGGATAGTAGGATTAATTATACCAGTCGTTGGTACAATAGTAACTGTAGTATTTGGATGCTTGCCAACAAAAGAGCAAGAATAAAGAGACGTGTTGGGTAGCACCAACTAGTATGGGTCAGCAAATCCCATATGACGAGAAGTGATGTTGCAGTCACAACAAAAGGCTCGATGCAAGTATGCCGGCATGTGTTTGTCGTTAGTGAGGATGGGCGGAGCAGGAATTACCCTGTGTTGAGAACTCCCCTCACATACACGAGAATTATAGAATAGAGTGCCCGTGTGGTGGAATGGTAGACACAAGAGACTTAAAATCTCTCGCTTCACAGCGTATCGGTTCGAGTCCGATCACGGGTACCATAAATTAAAGGAAAACTAGATGAATAAAGTAGGAACAACCGTACCAACGGTTACTTTTAAAACAAGAGTTCGTGATGAAAATATTGGTGGCGATAATCCATTTCGTTGGCAAGACATGAACACAGATGATTATTTTAATGATAAACGAGTAGTAGTGTTTTCACTACCAGGTGCATTTACACCAACGTGTAGTACATATCAACTACCTGGATTTGAAAATGATGCACAAGCATTTTACGATAAAGGTATTGATGATATCTATTGTATTAGTGTAAACGATAGTTTTGTAATGAATAAATGGGCGCAAATGGTTCGTTCAGAAGGTTTGCAAAATGTAAAAGTTATCCCTGATGGTAACGGAGAATTTACATCAGGCATGGATATGCTTATTGATAAAACGCATCTTGGATTTGGTAAACGTAGTTGGAGATATGCAGCAGTTATAGACAATGGTGTAATTACGCATTGGTTTGAAGAGCCAGGTATTAATAACGATGGTAGTGATACTGATCCGTATGGAGAAACGTCTCCTGAAAATGTGTTAAAAAGTCTTTGATATAAGTTGACATTTTAAAATATATATTATATAATATAACGTAAAATAAGATAAGATAAAGGGATAACATATGCTTCATAAAATAAGTGACATGATTCATGTAGTGGAAACAATGCATAAAAAATCAAAACAATTGCATAGTGCAAAGTACGGAGGATTTATTAAGACTCCAGAACGTGACGCAGCTATTGATATATTGATTGATGATATACAATCACTTGCATTAAAGATTGCAATGGACAAATCACCCTATGTAAAACCGGAGGACAAAAATGATTAAAAATTGGATTAAATCAAGAATTGAAGAACGTACATCATTAGACGGTGCAGTATTAATTGGTGTAGGATTAGTTATACTGATTGCAGGACCGTTTGCAAAACTAGCAGCTTATGCAGCAATTGCATATGGTGCATGGACTATTTGGAAAGCCGAATAGTTAAAATAACTATTGACATTATAATTAGCTTCTGCTACAATACTTACATAACAGTAATTATAGCAGGAGTTTTTTTATGACAATGCACTTATTAGGTCCTCATATGACCACAACAAAGTACAACAGCAAAAAATCTAATCGTAAGAAGACTGCAAAGCTTCTCAAAGCTGAAGCAGAACACGATAAGTTTTTGCGTAAACAAGGTGTACATCCAGAGCAACTCGCCGCGAAGAAGAAACGCCAAGCTCTAAATTCAATCCCAGATTACAAAGCACATAAACCAAAGATCGAACTTAGTAATACAGTTGCAGGACATGGCGCCGCCCGTGAAGCAAATACATATAGTGGTGAGCGACAACTACTTGGTATTGCTACAATGCACAAATCAAATATGGTACCAATATTTGCTGATCGCAAAGAAGATGCCAAAGATATTGCAAGTATGCGTCGATGAACACAGCAAGCGATCACAAGTGGGCAATATTATTAGAGTTAAGTGCTGACGATCATATATATGTGACCGAAGATAATGGTGACAACTGTTGGGATTTAAAAGTTAAAGTATATGACACAGTTGATGAAGCACTGGAAGCTCTTGTTAAATGGAAGAATGGTGTCGTTGTTCCATTCGATCAATACTAAAATAATACTTGACAACTATATCTTAAAATGTTAGAATATAACTATTAAACAACTAGGGAAATAAACTTTATGGCTATTAATAAACAAGTAATCACAGATGAAGAAGCAGCTGCAAAAGAGCAACTTAGCAAACAAATTCGTGAATATTTAGACAAAGGTGGTACTGTTACCGTATGTCAACCAGGAGCCCGTACTGAAAATTTACAAGTCGGGCAGTGGGGTAGACGTAAAGCAAAACCTAAACCACCACCAAAACCAGAATAGCATAAAACGCCCACAGACTTACCGGACTGTGGGTATTTTTTTAATAAATGTTCTGATTTATGTTGACAGGCCCCAATTATGGTGCTATAAAGATGATATAATAAAATATGTAAGAAAGACGATGAAAATGAAAATTAATACAAATGAAAAAATAATACTAACAGACTGTGATGGCGTAATGCTTGATTGGGTAACAGCATTTGATGCATGGATGGCCAGTAATGGTTATACAAAATCTGATGCAGATGTATATGATATGTCACAAGTATATGGTATCACAAGAGACGAATGTACCACAATAATTAAACAGTTTAATAGTAGTGCATGGATGGGATATCTAACCGCATTCCGTGATTCACGTAGTGGTGTGGCTAAGTTAGTTGAAAATGGATATAAGTTTGTAGTAATTACAAGTCTAAGTCTTGATAGAAAAGCTCGGTTGCTGCGTATCGATAACATCAAAAATGTATTTGGTGAAGATGTAGTAGAAGAAGTTATTTGTTTAGATACTGGTGCTGATAAAGATGATGCACTAACATACTATACACAAAAATATCCTAATGCAGAATACTGGTTAGAGGATAAGTTTGAAAATGCAGAGTGTGGATTGCAATTTGGTCTAAAATGTCTGTTGCTTAAACATGGACATAATGAAGACCGAGTAAACGATCAACTAATTAAAGTTGATACATGGTCAGATATTACTGATTTAATTTTAGGAGAAAAATAATGGGAACAGGAACTATTAATAGTAAGATGAGATATCTTACAAGTCTAAAAAGCAAACATCAAATACTTGATGCTAAAATTTCAGACATGATACAATCACATCTTAATGAAAACTCAATTAAAAAATTAAAGATTGAGAAGTTAGGAATTAAGGAAAAAATTGTTATGTTGGAAAGTGAACTTGATTACATATCACAACAGGAGCTGTTGGCACAGTTAACTGAAGACTAGTATTTAGATTAAGTTGAGCGGCAAGCTGGACCAGTATTGTTGGCTTAGAGCCAACAATCTTTGGTTTTAATCTATATCGTCGTCTCCATAAATGCCTAATACAGCTGACACAACTGGATGACGTTCAACATCCTTGCGTTCAAACTGAACTATGCCTATCATAGGACTATCACGCTGTTCTAATTTTCGAACGAAGTCCTTTAAACCGTTGTCTTCAAAACCACGGTCGTGTTGATGCAAATCACCAGTTACGACAATCTTACTATTATCTCCAATACGGGTTAGTAACATTTTCATTTGTGATGGTGTTGCATTTTGCATTTCATCTGCTACAATCCAAGCATTTTTAAAAGTACGTCCACGCATATAAGCAAGTGGCGCAATTTCAATAGTATTTGCTGCAATCATAGTCTCTATTTCTTGTGGGCTCCAATATTCTTCCATAACATCAAATATTGGTCTAGTCCATGGCGCCATCTTTTCTACTAATGTTCCTGGAAGGAAGCCATGCTGTTCATCAACACTAACGGCGGGGCGTGTGATAACAATTTTGTCACATTGATTGGTTTTCATTGCTTGTATAGCAGCGAGAACGCCTAGCATAGTTTTACCTGTGCCTGCTGGTCCCATTGCAAATACGATAGATTTATTACTATCGTCTAGCATTTCCAAGTAATCTTCTTGTGTCAAGTTCTTTGGAATAATATGCACGTGAGATTGTCTCTTTTTATAATTGTTCACGTTAATTACATTGTTATCTTGCGTTTTTTGTTGATGTTTCTGTTTTTTGGTAGTCTGAGCTCTTTTAGC